TGTTTATCTATGCTTTTGAAATTGTCCTTAAGAAACAGCCATGGTACGCGTTTTCCAAGACCCCCCGAGAAATTTCACTTCGTGTGGCCACTATTCTGGCTTCTGCCAGTCAGTGTGTTAACACCGATTTCTCGAGGTTTGATGGTCATGGATCGAACGCGATGCGTGAGTTGGAGAAGATTATTCTCATGCGTGCTTTCCGGCCCGCACACCACGCTAAGTTGTTGGAATTGCATAGATCTCAATTTATGCTTAACGCCGTCGCCACTTTTGGAACGTGGTATGAGACGGCTTTTTCGCGAGCTTCTGGTTCTCCAGAGACCTCTTTGTTCAATAGCCTTGTGAATGCCTTTGTTGCGTATGCTGCCCTTCGTGGCACGCGTCGTGGTGGGTTGTTTTTAACGCCCGCCATGGCATTTGACGCTCTGGGTATTTATGGTGGTGATGACGGTTTAACAGCTGACGTTGATGCTAAGGTTTATGTTAAAGCTGCGAGCCGTATTGGACAAGAGCTAACTGTTGAGCCAGTTAAGCGGGGAAATATGGGTGTGAAGTTCCTAGCTAGGATTTACTCGCCCGACGTATGGTTTGGAGATATGAATTCGTGTTGTGATTTGCCCCGACAATTGTGCAAAATCCACGTTTCAGTTCCCATGTCTAACACTGTGTCCCCTACTGTCAAGTTGTTGGAGAAAGTTCGGAGTTTTTCGTTGTCTGACGAGCACACTCCCATCCTTGGCTTGCTCTGCGCTACTGTAATAGATCTTCACGGCGGTCCTATACTGCCTGATTCTAATACTACTCCTATGCGCCACTGGCTTGGTCATTTTGACAAAGAAGTCCAGTATGTTAATGAGCCAGCTTCATGGATGATGGATTATGCTGTCAGTGCCCTTCCTGACTTCGACTGGAAAACTTTCCACAACTGGATGGCAGAGGTGAAGACTTTTACGGATGTGTTAGCCGCCCCACTGTGCATGGAACCTATTGCCGCCAAATCGGCTGTTCCAGTGGTGGTGGATGGTGAAGTCTTGCCGCGAGGTGAGAAATTCAAACCTAAGGTCGATCGACCACCGCGGGTCGCTAGAAAGGAAACTTTCGAATCTTTGAAGGCTCGAAAGATTGCTAGCGGTACCTGGCAGGAACGGGGGCCAAAACCCCCACGTGGCCCCAAGTAATTGTGGCTGCACGAGCTTGTGGGCGGGTATATTTGGGTACCCGTTTTTGAATCTCCAGTATTGATAAACGTTCAACTGTATTTTCCACAAGCTCTTATGATTCAAAAGAAAAATGGTAATCAAC